AACAGACACTCCGCCAACAACGCTCTTCGTGGCTACTGGAACGGTGACGCCAACGGCAGACACAGCACTTGCAAAGTCCGTGATCTGGCTGGCCGTGTGAGTGTGCGAGGTGCTGGCCTTGCCAGAGAGTGCCGACGACAGAGCGGCTTGAGCTCGAGCATCGGTGAAATAAAGGTTTGTGCTGCCTTCCGTGACGCTGTCCGTTGAGCCAGGCGAGGGAGAAATCTCGACATACCCAGAGCCGCTCCACCGCCACAGCTTTTTTGTGTCAAGTGCCACGTAGAGCTTGCCGCTCTCGCCAGTTGCAGGCAGCGACGAATACCCGGCCACCTCAACAACGTCGTCAACGTAGCTTGGCAGCTGGCTGGAAGGCACGGTGCCGCCGACGAGCGTGGCATACGTGCCAGACGCCTGCTTGGAATCGAGCGCAGTCTGCAATCCAGTCACGTCAGCAACTGCGTGCGAATGGGCAGCCGGGCTGAAGGTGGACGGAACGCCGGAGAGGCTGCTGTAGGCGATTGTCGGCGTGGCGTGGACGTGGTCAGCACGCGCCGCCGTTGTCGCCGAACCGGCCGATGCTGTGCCAAGCGGCCGAGGAGTCTCGTCTGCAAGCGGAACAGATCCCGCCGGGCCAGTCGCGCCGGTGGCGCCCGTGGCACCAGTAGCGCCTGTGTCGCCCTTCTGCAGGACGAGGTTGAGCACCTGGTTGGGAGACGTTCCGGTGATCGTTGCAGCAGCCGTGCCGCTCGTCACAGTCCCGATCGTGAGCGTGTTCGCAGGGCCAGCAGAACCGGTCGGACCAGTCGCTCCGGTCGCGCCAGTGCTGCCAGTGCTGCCCGTGTCGCCTTTTGGCAACACAAGGCTCAGAGTCTGCGTCGGCGCCGTTCCGGTAATCGTTGCTGACGCTGTTGTGCCAGCAGCGACAGTACCGATTGAAAGCGTATTCGCAGGCCCAGTTGCGCCGGTCGGACCTCGAGCACCCGTCTCGGAGATTGTGACGTTGACAACGTCGCCGTTACCGACTGTTGGATTGATCGTGCTGCCGCCAACTACGCTGACAGAGATTTCACTCATGCGCCGGGCGCCCTCGGTGTGCACTCGCCTGCAAGGATCGTCCTAGTCATTGACGTGCTAGGCGTGATCCATCGGAGATACCAGTAGTATTTGATTCCAGGTGACAGCGCACCCGTTTGCGTTTCCGTGAGTGACCAGATGATTGCGCCTGTGCTTGCAGTCACAACTTGAATCGTGGGGATTGCAGCAGTAGCGCCAACAGTTGTCGTCGTGCCGCCACCACCTCCAGTAAACCCTGCCGATGACGCGACGTAGACAGACGACTGAAGCGTGTATCCGGTGACGTTGACGCCTAGGTTGATCGCGACATTGACCTCGTCGCCAACCACAAAAGTCACGTCAAGCTGGCCGGGCAGTAAAGAGAATGTGTTTGCCATCGGTCGTCACCTCGGATGGCGATTGTCGCCGTAGAATGCGAGTGAGCGACCGGCTATGCCTGTGCCCACGATGCAGTGGCTGGTTCAAGCGTCCAGCCATCACCAGGGCAAGGCGGTATGAATGCGTCTAGCTCGTCGCTGTAGGTGTAGCCGATGCCAGCGTAGTTGCCCCTGAATGGCGTGCCTGCTGGGTGTTGGTTGGCGTGCGTCTGGTAGCTCGTGCGCAGGCACCTCTGGCCCCGTACGGCAGCGTAGTGCGTCTCCCAATCGCCAGTAGTCTCGTCGTTGCCAACGATTACCTCTGTTACCACGTTCTTGTCGTCAACGAATGCGTAATGGGCCATCTCAACTCCACGTTACCGTGCCAGTGCCAGCCGTGATCGTCAGCACAGAGTCAGTGCCAACAGTTGTGAGCCTTCCAGTCAGGCCAGACGAGAGCGTGACGACAGCTTGCGAGGCGTTCCATCGAAGGATCACAACACCACTGCCACCGTTTGCGCCAGTTGGGTTAGTGCCACCACCACCACCACCGCCGCCACCCGTATTGGCTGTACCAGCTTGGGCGGCAACCGCAGACGCTGCGTTGCCATTCCCGCCGCCGCCAATCCCTCCCGTGCCAGCAATGGCATTGGGACTCGCGCCTGTTGAATAACACCCGCCGCCGCCACCGCCACCGTAGTACGTAGCTGTTCCGGTTATCGTTGACAAGCGGCCCGCGCCACCGTTTCCAGAGGCCGTCCCAGACACTCCATCGCCACCCTGCGCAGCCGCACCACCTCCGCCGCCAGCGGCAACACTGGATGCAGGAAGCCCGCCAGGGTATCCCTGCAATGAGACTAGCGAAGAATTGCGTGTTGTTGTGGTTCCGCCTGCACCGCCACCTGACGCGCCGTTAGGAATGCTGGTGACAGTTCCTCCGCTTCCGCCGCCTCCTCCAATCGCAGTAATGTTGTCAAAGTGAGAGAACGAACCGGGCAAACCTGCGCTGGCCCCGCCAGCACCAACAGTGACGCTGTAGAGCGTCTGAAGCGTGATGCCGATCTGCTCAGAAACAACACCACCACCACCGCCGCCCCCTGGTGGAGTGCCACCCGAACGGCTATTTCCAGCACCGCCGCCGCCAACAACCAACGCCTGCAAGGCCAGCAGCTTCCTGGCATCCGCAGTGCCACTAAACGGCCCCTGCACGGGCGTGCCACTGGTGCCGCTCAGACCATATATGCCTTGGTTCAAAGGTCTGCCCCAAATGCCGTGACGTGCGTTGCCTGGGCTATGCTTGTCGTCACGCGGACAGACCAAGACGCAGACGGGAGAATCAGATTGCTGTAGGTGGTTGATACGCGCGTCTGCTGGACCGTGCTAGATCCAGTGGCAGCAGCAATCGTCACCTCGTCAAACAACCAGTAGGTTGTGCCGTCATACAGGAAGATCCTGACGATAGCCGCCGCCGATGTGGCCGCACACTTCACGACGATTTCCGCAATCCTGGTGCCAGTGCTTGCACCCGTGATAAGCGTGCCGACGCTTGACGGTGCGGTGTAGCTGCTGTCTGCAGTTGCGACAGACACAGCACCGATTCGCGGCGTTACTGCAAATACTGGAGAAGTAGCCACGAAAAACTCCTATCGGAAGTTTGCCCAAAGGTAGAGAGACGACGCAGAGCGTGCGGCATCAGAAAGCCGCTCATCGGAAAGCGTTCCGCTTGTAAGCGCCGACGCAGACGTTGTCGCTGCAGGAATCGTTGGCTTGTTGCTCAAGTCTGAATAGCTTCCAGACGTGGCAACGGCCGCCAGCGATATGCTGAGAGTCTGCGTTGACGAGTTGTACGAGAGTGGCGACGTAGCCGAGACAACTCCAGACGGTCCAGTTGCCCCGGTCGCTCCTGCTGGCCCTTGCGGCCCAGTAGCGCCTGTTGCTCCTGCCGTCCCTTGTGGTCCCTGTGGTCCTGTCAGGCCCGTGTCACCTTTCGCGCCAGTCGCTCCTGTTGCTCCTGTTGCTCCTGCAGCCCCAGTAGCTCCAGTTTGGCCAGCTGGACCTTGCGGCCCCTGTGGTCCAGTCAGCCCCGTGTCGCCCTTTGCACCCGTGGCCCCGGTAGCTCCCGTGGCACCCGTGGCACCAGCCGGCCCCTGCGTGCCGTTTAGGCTTGCCTCGCTCCACGTGGTCAGGTCGTTCGCAAGCCTCCACACCTTGCCGTCAGAGAGCGTCAAAACCAGCATCCCGGCCTCACGCCTGGGCGACGGGATCGCGTCACGCTCTGCAGTGTCGGCCACACTCCGATACCCACCCTTGCCGTACTTGGCCTCGTGCGAGGCATGAGTGTCAGTCGTGTCAAACGGCACGACAGGCGCGAGTACGTTTGTGCCTTTGATTTGCGTCATGCCACCACCAGATTGACGGTGCCAGTGATCGGATACGTGGTGCGGTAGATGCCGTAGCTTGTGGCTGCCTGTCCCGAGAACGTGATCGTCCGCTGCGTCGTCTCCCAGGCCGACAATGTCAGGCCGTTGACAGAGAAGGTTGGCGTGCCGAAAGACGTAGGCAGGACGACGTACAGATACGCTGTAGCAGCTGCCACCGTGCGGGACTGTGCCAGAGAGCCTCCAAGGTCGCTGGAAAGGCTGGCGACGATCTGGGCGTCTGTGATCGTTGCCGACGCAAACGAGCCCCAGAAGCGAGCCCTGAGCGTCGGAGCGACCTGCGAGGACTCAGCCGTTGCAATCGTGTGCACTCGCACGGTCTGCCGGAAGGCGTCGCCGTAATGGAACACAGGCACACCACGCGGGGTCGTCACCTCGTAGGTCACGTCCACGCCGTTCACAGTCTCCACGATCTTGTCGTGTCGCAGAGGCTCGCCAAAAGGAAGCGTCCCGGCCTTGATGACAAAGTCACGAGACTCCCACACCTCAAGGACTCCGCTTGTGCCTTGCGACTCAAAGCGGCTTGTGCCGACTGTTGCACTGATCGCGCCGTAGTTCGTGCCTCGGTAGTAGCGGACAGACCGCGACGCACTCGCCGACAACTGGCCGGCGAGCCATGACGCACCGCTGGCGAGTAGGTCGGACATAGGCACCTCGAGCTACAAGACCGCCGGCGGCGCGGAAAGGATGACGCGGCCGCCGGCGGCTTGCAGGTGGGATTGAACTCAGCCGATGTTGAGCAGAACCGGCACCACAGAGTCGCCCGACAAAGCAGCCTCGGCGGCCTTGCCAGCCCGCTTGTTGCCACTGCTGGTCGTGGTCACGTTGCTGTTCGTCGAGTCCCAGTAAACGATGGCACCCTGCCCAATCGCACCGGAAGCCTTCGCCAGCTTAAACACGCCTTCAACAGCCACGGCACCGAGAGCGTTCGCAGCAATCGGACGAGGGGCCACGGTCACAAGGTCATTGAGAACAACGACGGCACCGGCAACCACAGCCGAGCTCGGCGTGTAGTTGATAAGGTCGCCATCCTGATAGTAATCGGCCATGAGGATCACCTCTTTCTTTGGAAGTTAGTTTTCGTTTGTGGTCATGCCGCCGGGCGGGCTTTGGCTCCCGCCCGGCGGACACGGTTTGCAGTTGTCAGGCTCAGGCAGTCGCCATTCGGTAGCACGACAGGCTCTCGGACTTGGTCACGCCAAAGTCGAAGAAGCCACGGATCGCCACGCCGAGCAGCTGGTAGTCCGGGGCGACCTGTTCGATCGTCGGAGCCTGCTGGCCGTTGAGGAAGACCACGTCGAGCGCCGGGAGGTCAACCGAGTCGGCGGCGAGCCACCACGTCGAGGCCGACGTCAGGTAGTTCGACACGACGACGCGATACCGACCCTGGAGCACGTTCGCGTTGGGCTCCTTGGTCGTGTTGCCCGAGATGAGCAACGCCGAGGTCATGAGCTCCGCAGCGGTGATCTCGAGCTCCGGCGGAACGAGCAGCACGCGCGGCTGAATGCCGAGCGGGTTGCCGTCCGGGTCGGTGAGCTTGCGGAAGGCGGTCGTCGCCGTCTTCAGCGAGGACAACGACAGAGCGTTGCCAGCGGCAGCGGTCGCCGACTGGTAGTAGCTGCTGTTGCTGCTCTGGAACTCCGACCAGATGGCCTCGTTCATGGCGAGGGCCGCACCACGACCCATGCGCTGCGGAATTTGCGAAAGCGCGTTGAGGTCGTCGTTGATCATGTCCTGCCGCGTCAGCTGGGTGCTGATGCCGTAGGTGTCAGCAGCGACCGACCGCCTCGTATCGGAAGCCTGAGCCACCTTGAGCTCGCCGGCGTTGCCGATCTTGCGGAACTTCATGTCGCCGTTCAGACGCAGCAGGTTGATCGCCTTGAAGTCGTTGACCGACCGGATCGCAGAGACTTCCTGCCACGACGACTCAACGGCGTTGAAACCGTTGAGCAGGAACTTGTTCACAAGCGCCGACAGCAGGTTGCTGATGTCGTGCGTCGCAAACGCGGCCTTGATCACCGGCTCGGCATTGCCAGCGGAGATCCGACTGCTGCCGGTGTAGCCGTTGGCACGAGCGGCCTCAATCAGCACTTCGCCGATAGAGGTCGTCCGCTTCAGCTTGTCGGCGGCTTCCAGCGTGCGAGCGTCGAACGCCTTGTCAGCATTCGGCAGACCGCCCTGGAGGCAAAGGGCCGCCTCAATGACCTTGTCGTTCTTCACTTCCTCGACCACGTGAACAGCCGGAGCACGGCTTTCGCGGGTGGCAATGACCTGCTTCATGTTG